AACTTCGATGTATTTAAAAGTTAGCGACATTGTCTTACCCGTCTGTACCCATCTACCACTAACTTGTCCTGCGGCTACATTATTTGCAATTTTAATATCTTCAAGCATCAGGTGAAAGGCCATACGCTCTTCTTCGGTCATACGCTTAAATATTTGCTTATGCTTAGTTGCAGCAATTTGCATATCATTAACCATTTGATTGGTTATGTCTTTAGAATCTTTGCTTAAAGCCTTAAAGGGATTATTTTTCCCTCTTATGCTAATATTCTTTGAGCCTAGAGCTCCTCTTGCATCGCCTGCTGCAAGATTTTTATACTCTCCTGCCTCATCTCTATTTAATAGTTTAGCAGTTTTTGCCGCTTTTGAATACTGCTCAAGTTCCAGCTTTGCAGATCTAAAAGATTCTTTGGAGGCAGTTGCTAGATCTTTTGTCCTTTCAGTTAGATTTTGCAGACCAGGAATAGCAGCCTTTAAAGGGCCTGCTATCAATAAGGCAAGAGCGGCCCCTGCAAGTTTAGGACTTTTAATAAGTACGTCTGCAAAAGGCCCCGCTACGGCTGCAGCAAATCCCTTTACGGTAATTAAAATATCATCAAAAGCTTTTCCGAGTTTATTGAAGTTATTCGGAGCTACTTGTGTGATTTCTAATATTCTACCGAACTTATCCTCAGCCTGAGTTAACACTTCGTTTGTTACAGCTTGAGATCTTTGAAAACTATTCAACTCTCCACTAGTAATATTCATCTGCTTTTTATAGTTATCGAATGCAGTCTCAAGCCTAAGAATAATACCAAGTTCATCTAAGAGTTCTGGCTCGGCTTTAGTTACACCGCGAACTAAGCGGTTAAAAGAATCTGTGACGTCTCTTCCAAGAATAATAGAAGTAGACTTTGCTGCGGCACCTAAACGAGTTAATTGGTCTGCACTTAGTCCTGCAGCAACCCCTATTGCAGAGGCGCTTGAAGCATCCTGAAAGGAAATCTGAGCATCTGTAGCAGCAATGATATCGTTAGTAAGAGTTCTCATTGCTATACCAGTTGAAGCGGCATAGGCAGTTTGACCAGCCTGGAGAGTTTGTAGATTACCTGCATCTTTTAAAAATTGGAATGCAGCAGATATAGCAAATAATTGAGCAGCTAAAGTAGCATAGGCAGGCACAAGACCCCCCGAGATCCCCTGTGCCATTTTAGAAAAGTTTTTAGTGCTATTAGAAGAAGCTTGTGCTGCACCTTTTAGTCTACGATCAACCGTACCTACTTGCACACCCGCAGCTTGTGCAGCATCTGCAAGTTGTTTCTGACTAAGTGCTACTTTTTTAGTAGTACCTTTGTCGTCAATAACAACGTCAATATATATCTTATTTCGTTTAGCCATTATCCGGTTACATTATGGGCGAAATTCTTACCACCGCCTCCTGCCGCTTGACTTTTTCGTTCTTCGGCTTTTCGTTTTCTTTCAGCTTTTTCAGCTGTATACCGCACTTTTATATTTTCATATACCTTACAAAAGTATACTATCTCTTTACGCTCGTCTACTACATCGTAAGTGTCAAGCAAGAAATTAACCGAGGACCATTCTTTACCTAAATAAGATCCTGACATTCCGTCCCATCTATCAGATAATAGATTATATATATACAGAGCCGATTGTACCTCTACAGGAAATTCACTTATCTCTATAGGTAACTTATCTGGATCGGGTTCTTGCCCTAGCTGTTCACAAACAGCATAATATTTATCTATATCTATTACACTATCTGCTTCTCTCGTATATCTTTCAAGTAACGAGACTATTCTTGTTACTTGTTCTGAGTAAAATTTTCCAAATCACCCACTGTTTCAGTAACCCAAGTATCAAATGTTCCGGAATTCTTCATTAATAATTCTGCGTTTTCTTGAGTAAAGTCTAAGTCCGCGTTAGGATCTTGCTGACTGATATCTACTAGTAGTAATTCTTCTAAATATGAGTACTTAAATCCTTTCCAGTTTTTAATTACAGCTTTAACATACTCATGTAGAAACCTATCATCATCTAGGATTTCTTCTGGTTGTCGGGTTCTTTTATCGAATTTTGTAGTTAAACATTTTTTCCTAAGCTTTAATAGCTCTTCTCGGGCTAAATAGCATAAGTCTACTGTCATTCCTGGACACCCAGGAAATTCAATAGATACGGTCTTACTAGGGGTCATTAAACTAGCAAGAGAAATTGGCGCTTTAACATTATCTGTCATTAAATAGTTCCTTGTATAAGTAGAAAGTAAATTGATTTTTCTTATCACATAGTATAAAGTATACCAGGAGAAAAGTCAAGAAAAATTTTTGGAGGGTGAAGTAAATAAAAGGGGCTGAACGCCCCTTTTACTTACTTATTTTATAAAGTATTAACTATTACTCCCCAAGGTATGTAATAGTAATTTCATCTGCTGAGTCTAAGCTACTAGGTAACGCATGGAACGTAGTTTCTACTGAAATAACATCCTCAATACTATGCGCGGGCACTTCTAAGTGACACCTAGGCATGCCTATAGTGCATGAAGGAGCTCCTGCCCCACCGATGCCAAAAGTAACACTCATTTGATTAGTAACCACAGTATCTGCTGCAAGAATGTCTTGGAACAGCTGAGCACTAGAATCTCCTTCTGCATCTAAGTAACAAGTAAAGCTACCAGAAATAGCTCTAGATCCTGTAATATGACCCAGAGGTTGATTAATAGAGCATAAAGTTTCCGGAGTTAAAAATGTTAAGTTATTTTCAATCGTTAAACTACCGCCTGTAAGAACTAAACTATAAGTTGTATTCCCGCCGCCTAGGTCACCGACTACAGCCAAACTAGTTAGTCGATTTCTAATGAAGTTTCCACTATTATCAATACCCGTAGTAATAAGATTATTAGAGCCTCCTCCAGTAACGTCTGGCCATCCGCCCGAGCCCTCTGCTACATCTGTTTTATCTTCTACTAGAGAACCGAAGCCTGCCCAGGTAATTTGAGCAATACCTTCAATATCAAAATCGATAGAGGCAGAGTTAGTAACGGCATTACTAATTTTATATACCGTTTGACCTGAAGCCTCCGAAAAAGAAGCAGATGCTGGATCAGTGCCGCATGCTCCAAGAACCATCCATAAAGTAAAAGTACCTAAAGTGGTTTTGTTAGAGCTCGTGAAGTCAAATACAGTAGTGTTTGCTGTAGCTTTAGAAACTCCCTCTGTAAAAGCACCCGTAGTATCAGTGTACGCTTGGTTGCCAGAAATCATGTTAGCCCAAAGAGCTTCTTCGATTGCTCCTAAACCGCCAGCGCCATCTGCTCCACCGTTAGGTCGAATATACGTAGTAAAGCTCCATTCTGCAGGGGCATAAGAGTCAGTAAACATTTGTCTAGCGCGTCTTGAGATACCCGCAGCATTGGCCGCCTCGTTTAGTGTAATTTCAGATGCGTTAGTTGCTTGAGAGAAAGAAAATCCATCAAGGATTGGTAACTCCCAAACGTCATTGCCCATCTGTAAGTATGCTTTAGTATTTCTACTAAATTGTAATACTGATGCCATAGTTGTAATCTCCTATGAAACTTGAAAAGGCTTGAACTTGAATATTTATTCGTGTCAGCATTTTCTAATAACGAACCTCAATGAGCAGTTCTCCAACTCCGTAAGGCTCTAATACTCCTTCATCAGTATCTATACTGATGACTGAGATTTGATGAGTATATTGTATAGACCCCAGTTTATCGAGGTATTCTAATCTAGAGTTAGTTTCTATAACTGTCTCTACGTCTTCGAGAAGTTTATCTAATGCAGATACAGCATCTTCTTCTCTAACATAGCATCGTACAATAACAGCTAAGTACCTATCTCTATATCCTCCACCTTGATACTCTCGTCGTTCAGATCCTGCATTTAAATGAATAGCGGGGAAGTCTTCAACTTCGTCCCAAAATTTCAATCTAGGACTAACATTATTATATACGTTAGTATAAAACTCTCCTGTACCATCTATAGTTTTAAGTGCAATCACTAATGCTTCTACAATAGACTGTCTTCTCGTTGCGTATTGGCGTGGGTATGCCATTATACCCTCCTAGTGTAAAATCTGCCTATGGCAAATTGTGCCGCAATCTCTCTAATTGAAAGATCAATAATCTTTCGCGGATCTCTATCGGGGTCCTGTTCAAAAACTTCGTAAGGATTTCTTCTGTAGCTATATCCTATACTGGGGAAGCCTTTTGCAGTTTGTGTAATATCTGTTACATTAACACTACTGGCGAATCTACCCGAAACGTAGTTTAGTCTAGGGGACCCCATATTATTTGCAACTACTTTTGGAAGTTGCTGATTTAAAATACCTAACATCTCCAAAGGACTACTAGAGACTCCTTTTGTTCTGCCAGCGACGGGAGCCTTCGCTTTAGACTTTTTAACTCTTTTAATTTTAGTTCTTCCGCCTGTCATTTGTTTAACGGAAGATTTTGCTTTAGTTCTCACCCTGCCTTTTATTTTCTTTTTAGGGTCAATCATAGCTAAACTCTGTTCTGTGAGTTCTTCGATAATACTAGGAGAACCTTTCAGATTTGCTATATTCTCAAAGCCTGGGCTAGACGTAAGATCAAAAGAAGCGTCTGTAACTACTTTTCTAAATAAATCCCCTACCATACCGGCTAGTCTACCTTTAAATTGGTTTATATCTTTTGGCTCAAACTCTAGCTCTAAAGTGCCTTTAATACCTGTTAGTAAATGTACGTCTTTAGTGTATTGTGATTTTACATTATACCCTGAGTTAATAGAGTTCTCTAATTTATCAAGTATAGTATCCCACGCATCCTCACCTTTTTCTGTTAAACTATCAATTTCTTTTGCTACAAAATATAGAGCTTTTACAGAGTCCCTTCTTGGGTCACCCTTATCCATAGCGCTTAATGTAGCAGATAAAGAAGCTCTAAGAACACTTATATTTTTATGCCCCAACTCCTGACCTTCCGCTATTTCAGGAAATAATTTTTTTAAAGTATATGCTTGTTGTTTAAAATTAGCTCTACCAAATTCTGAGTGAGACCTATTGTTAACAGAGGCTGCCGTTCTAAGGGCGCTTCTAGGTTGGAACGTTTGACCTTCAAATTTAAAAGTATTAGCACCCGCCTTATGCGCTTTATTAGCCGCAAGTGTAAATTCTTTAAATCTCTTTACATATTCTTCTTGTAATTCGAATTTTTGTCTTATTAGCTTATTTTGGTCAATAGCTCTTCGCCAGTATTTAGCTCTAATATAGCGACCCCCTATCATTTGGGCAACTAGCTGATTTAAAGTTTGCGTAGCCATTAAAAATTCTTATATAGGTCTAAGACTCTTTTTATATGATCTGGAAATGCTGGGTTGTTTGCATTCCCCCCAGAGCGAGCATTTTCAATACTAGCCCCTTGCAATGTTTGTCGTTGCTTATGTTCATCTTTCAAGTAGTATGTAACTAAATCTGCTACTGCTAATAGTAAATCAGCAGGAGTAGCTGCATATCCAGCACTATAAGTGACTAGTACGGATCCTGGACCTTGGGGCCAGTATTGGTACTTTGTAGGAATACGTATAACACTATCTGTTTTAGTATCTAAATAATATTCGTTAGAGTCTAAAATAGAGTAATTTTCTGTAGGACGCCTCCTTTCTTGAATTTCAACTATTGTGTTAACAGGACTTTCAGTAAGTTGAAGAAAAGTAGAATCCCATGTTAAAGAAAAGTCTTCTACTTTGTTCACTGTAAAATAGTCAAGAATAGAGTTACCACAGTAAGTTTTTACTAATTGACTCACAGAAGGAATGAAAATTTCCAGCTTTACATCTTCTTTCGTTGATGATATGCCTTCAATTTCTTTATATTTATCTATAGTAATTAAATCAGTCATAATATATAGTCAATTAGTAAAAACTTGGGGGGACAATAGTTGTCCCCCGAAGTAAAAAGTTAATTTTAGTTTTAAGATGCAGCGTTAAAAATTGCTTTAGTAACAGCAGCTTTACCACCAGTTGAGGCAAACAACTCATCAAAGCCCAAGTGTTGCGTAGCAACAAGCACTCGACGCTGTGCAGAGACTTCATAGTCTTGCTCAACAGTGATTCCACGAAGACGTGGAATAATGAAGTTAGAGGTGTTAACACAAAGTGCACCACCAAAAGTATCTTCAACATCAGCGCCCATGTTGTCAGAAAGTACAACAGGAGAACCATACACACGACCAACTTGACCAGTCAAACGCACAGCCAAATCAGAACCGACTTCATCAACAGTTTGGAAGTCAGTATCTTCTAAGAGGTCATAGTATTTATCTTGAGAAACAATATAAACTACATCTTGAGGGTTTAAGCCATAAACACCCATACTTCGACGGCATTTAACAAGCACATCAGCGCTGAAAGTAAGGTTAGCAGCAACTTGTGCACCCCAGCTCGCGCCAGGTGCAGCCATAGCTTTCAAACCAGCGATATTTGCGCCGTTACCGCCAATAATGGCACTATCAACAGAACGAGCATGTGAACGTGCGATACCAGCAGTCAACATAGGCATAATGTTAATCAGTACTTTCTCATCGATATAGTTATCGAGGAAAGAAGTAGAGATCAAACGATCTACTTGAACAACCTTTTGCTTTGCTTCGTAAGTATTGTTAGAGTTACCACGGTTAGCGATATCACTACCAGTACCATTGTCAGCAGCATCAAGTGCATTGCCCCACTTAGCCAAATTAGTATCAGTCTGAAGCGGCAATACTGTAGATTGACTTTCGACCTGCATTTCTTTAAATAAAGCAGCAGTACGTAGCTCTAACATGATTTCCTTTTCGATTTGAGTAGAAACTACTACATCGATACCTGGCTCATTTTGTCCGCCCGTAGCTGTGTAAGTAACACCAGCTTTTTCAAGAACAGACTTACCATAGTCGGTGTTAAAGCCCTTGCCAGTGATAACACCAACAAGATGAGCTTGCATCAATTCTTTAGCATGGGGCTCAAGACCTTGCTTAGAAGAACGATCAGCAAAAACGCCTTTTGATTCACGCATTTTAGTGATTTCTTCTTCTTTTTCTAAGAGGTCTTTTTGAAACTTAGCAATAACTTCAGCTTGGTTAGCCTCTGAAGAAGCCATTTTTGCTTCAAAATCAGCCATCAATCGTTCAGCACCAGACTGTACACCGGAAGTAATAGCAGATTTAACTTGCTCTTCTTGTGCTGCTTTAGCATCTGCTTCTTGTGCTGCTTTTTCTGCAGCTTCTTGTGCTGCTTCTTGTTCAACAGCTTTAACCTCGGCTTGCTTCATTGCAATTTTAGCAGCGGTTTCTTCCGCTACCTTTTTAGCAAAAGCTTCCAAGTCAATTTCTGAGTTTTTAACGTCAGACATTTCTATCTCCTTTTGTGCGCTTTGCGCGGGTTCCGGTGTGTCACTAGCTACGCTAGAAGTATTAACTTCGTCTTTAGCCAGAGACTGACCGGCTAGATCCACACTATTTTTAAAAAAAGTTTTTTTGAATTCATCATATTCATCAATAGAATCAAATGATTTCGCTAGCGAAAAAGTAGCTGCCTGATTGCAAGGTACGGAAACTACCGATACCTCGAACAACTCAGCGTCCTTAATCTGTAATCCATCGGTTTCTTCTAGGTAATCCGCATCCTTGACTCGGAAACCAACAGAAAAAGCTCCAAGAATGCCTTCCTTAATCAACATAGCTACATTATCAGGAGCAGACTTACTTATTTTCGCTTTAAGTTCCAAACCATTGTCTGTAACTTTAAGACCAGTAGCACGCCCGATCGGTTTATTGTAGTCGTGATTAAACAAAATTATAGGGTTTTTCTCAAAATTATGAAGGCCCCCTTTAGTCCAAGCGCTCGCATCAATTATATCATTTGCACGATCAGTATCATTTGTACTTGCCATTCCACAAATGTGAACGCCATCGTCATCTTCGCTTAAAGATTTAAACGTAGATGTAAAATTAAAAATCTTATTCATCATCTTTCTCCACCTTCTTACTAGCAGTAAATCGCTTAGTAGGAGCAGGCTTAGCTGGAGCTTTTTTAGGGGCAGGCTTAGCTGGAGTCTCCGCAGGAGTATGAGCAATGCTAGCTTGATCATATACCAAAGGGTGTCTCCTAATAAGAGCAGTTAATACTCTTGCCCACCTACCATTAAAAATTTGAGCTAATTCTCTTCGTGTCATAGGACCGCTAGTCCCTAGGGCTAGATACTCGTCATACGTAATAGGTTTTGTTACCCCATGCTGAATAAAATGAGCATAGAGTTTGTCTAAGGACGCAGTTGTTTGTCGTCTAGTAGCCATTATTAATTTTCCTCATCTTGTGTTACAGGTCTTCCGCCTTCTGACGGGTCTACTGCACTTCCCGCAATGTTTGCGGGTACTCTTAGATCATCATATCCTTCTACTTTTTCAAATCCTAGATGTTCTCGTGCCTCATTAGGAGAGATAATGCCAGTATTAACTAAGGAAGAATAATATTGAGCTGAATCACGCAGCTCTGGTTGTAATGCAGGTATATTAGTTGCATCTTCTGTTATTTCGAATCCAAAAAATCTTTCAAAAGCAAAGTTAATTTTGCGTACTATAGGAAGTATAGTTTCTAGATAGTATAGTCGCATATTTGGACGAAGATTAGCATTGTTGCCAGAATCTAGTAAAATAGGGGGTACACCTAAAGCCTTTAAAATAATTTTTTCATTTTCAGAAATAGCAGACTGAAAATCTAATTCTTTAAAGTTTACATTTGAAATTGCATCAATCTCAATTCCTCCATCTAAAATTAGAGGGCGTCGGCCTCCTGCATCAGGTCTGTACCTTTGCTGCCAAGAAGCTAGCATTCTCTCTTTAATTTTCTCGGATAGAGTGTTAGGGCTTTTTAATACTAATCCTGGTACTGCTCCATTTTTAAAAAAATTATCTTGAAAGTCCCGCATAGACTTAGTTAATACCATAGTACGTAAAGCAGGCTTCAGTCTAGAAATACCTCTATAGATAGAATAGAAAGAATTGTCTTTAATGTGAATAATTTCATTTGGGTTATAGCGAACATTTTCGTTGAATGTGTAGTGGTCTACATAAGTAGTCTCACTAGAGTGTATAATCATTTTGCTAGCGGGTAGATGATACATGTGTACGCCATCAAAATAAATAAATATATTGCCGTCTAATAAAAAGTCTGTAACTAGATTTCTTTTAAAGGAGCTAATATCCTGAAAAAGATTGGGTTCTTTATTCAAAAGCAAAGTCAGCTTGGCTCTTTTTACTCCCTTATAAGGATTATTAATAGGAATGGGCGGGCCAACCTTGGTAGTAATCTCAGACACATCATCAACTATCATATTTACTCCTCTATTGACAATTTCTAATTGCTCATATGCGAGCTCATAGGAATATGTCATTTCACGTGAGGATTCTACTTTATGATCGTAGTATGGCTGAGCAGGATTAAGTTTTTCTTCAACCTCTTCCCGACCAAGAATTTTATTATACCAAGCCATTTTTTTCTCTTTGAATCTCTACCCATCTCTGCTGCTTTTTTGCCGTGTGCAGAGGGGGATTTCTACCGTATATACTATGTAACTTTAAATGGTGCATGTGGCAAATAGTTACAGTATAATCGTATAATTCTTCAATGTGTTCATTAATAAACTCATCTCTAAACTCTCTTATATCTTCTTCGAAGTACCCTTTTTCCTTCATCCAACCTTGTAATAGAGGGCTAAGGCTGTAAAAATGATGAAAATCTAATTTTACAGTATCCCCGCAAATATAACACTCCGAGCCTTTATCATATCTAGCTTTGGCTTTATCTCGAATATATTTTATCGGGTCTCTTTTTAATTTCTCCATTTTATAAAATACCAATTTTTACTTCCGAAATTATAACGTGTACCAGGTACATTGTCAACTACTATTTTTAAGCAGGTGCTCATTAAAACCCCGAATTGCTAGTTTCGAATGAATAGAGAGCATACCTTATAGCATCCGACATATGAGAAGCCCTATTATGCTTAGGTTTTTCTCTAAGTAAATTAGGGTTAGGGTCCCACTGGTACTGGTCTAAAGCAGCTAAGGACTCTAAACATTTTTGAGATACTAATAAGTTATCATTATCTACTATAGCTGCTACATGTGATATACCATCTAATAATGATTTTTTTGCATTAATAGTACTAATATCATAATTCTGTGCAAAATCAAATCTAGTTTGCTGAGCAGCTGAATCTATATAAATATAATCAATATCCCACTTTTGAATTAATTGCTGAATTTCAATAGCATGCTGCTCTGTAGTTTTTTCAGCGTCCATATATTCGTCTAGTAGGTAATATTTCTCTTCGTCCCAATCATATCCTATAACGCAAAAAGCAGTAGGATCCCTGTACCCTACGTCTAATCCAGCAAAAACATCCATATATCTAGTATTAATTCCCTCTAGATTTACTGTACATTTTTCATAATCGAATTTCCAAACCTGACCCTCGTAAGTATTAAAGTCTGCCTCATACTCCTGTCTAAATTCTGCATCAGACATACTTTTTCGAGCTTCGTTAATATCACTCTCTGTCATTCTGGGGTTATCTAGATAGGTAGCCTTTACGGAGGCCCACTCTAAGAACTCATCATTGTACCCTCTATCAAAAAATTCTGCGAACCAATTGTTACGACCCCGAGGGGTAGAAATAAACAAAGCTTTAGAGTTGTCTTTATCAAGAGTGGGCCGAAGTGCGACATTAAAGGCATCCCTGCCATCTGCTAACGCTGCTTCGTCAAATATAATAAGGTCGTAACTTCGACCCACGCATGAATCAACTTGATTTACAGACCCCATTCTAATAGTAGAGCCGTTTGATAGTTCTATAACTTTGTCTTTTGCGTTGTCTTTTGTAACCTCGAGATCAAAGTGTTTTATAAGGTTTCTCTGTAAATCAAAAGAAATTTGAGATAGAGCATAGTTAGGAGACATAATTAATATATTAGAGCTAGGGACTAAAGAAACTAATTGCCCAATAATATTAGCTATATAAGTTTTACCCTGGCGCCTAGAAACAGCTGCGCAAACAAATCGATACTTAGGATTATTTATAGCATTAATAATTGCCATTTGTGAGGGTAATGCGGACACCCCCAACATCTCTAAATAAGGATCTATTGGCAGTTTTAGAAACCTAGTTGTTTTTTCGAGTTCAACTATTGAGTCTGTTATTACATCCTGTCTACTGACCTGTACTGTCATTTTAGTTATCTCTCTTTAGTTCTCTTTTTATTTTATATAGCTATGCTATCACTTATTGACATAATTGTCAATATATATTTTTGAACACCTTTAGGCATACCTAGGTGTTTACCATTTGACCTTATTAGCCCAGTAAGCTGCGGAGAGTTTACCCTTTGCTATATTACGAGCATGACGAGCCTTAAAAGATCTTCGCCTAGCCGCGTAAGAAGCACTTTCCCCTTTCTTTTTAGGGGAACCACTAACTCCTTGCTGACCAAAGCGTATTGTTTTAACTTTGGTACCTACTTTAGCAACAACTACATGAGACTTTTTAGGGTGTTTTGGAGTTCTTTTTGCTTTATTAAATTTACTTACTCCGGCTCTTTTTAATGCCGGGTGTTTCTTTTTAACGCTTCTTTTTTTTCTTGCCATTTTTCTTTTTCCTTTTTTTAAACCCCGCCTTCATAAAAGAGTAGGCTTTAGCAGATATAGTAGATTTCTTTTTAGATCTACTTATTCCTTTCTTTTTCCTACGATTTATATTTGCGTACAAACCCCGAGAAGCCATCTATTTTCTCCTTTTTTTAGTTTTACGTTTTTTCTTTTTACCACAAGGTTTTCCATTATGATATTTATTAAGTAAGGTCATTAAAAAATGTTTCCTTTACCAAAGTCAATATTATTACCGATATTAATATTAACATCACTAGTAACAGCTTTGGGCTTTTCTTTTTCTATAAAACATTCACAAGGTGCGCAAGCACACGTTTCACATAAGGCTTCCTCAGTGGGATGCCCCGCATATTCTTTCGCAGCCTCTTCAGACTTAAAAAATACAGTGGAGCCCTTACCATCTGATACATGCCATCTATTTCTAATTTTTTGAATATTTTTCATATCAAAGTCCTTATTCACTTATCAGCAATTCATAACTGCCGATTCCGCCCCCAAATATGGGGAATATAACAAAATCGCTTTCAATACCAAATTGAGTCTTTCCACTTGAGTCTTGAAAGAATACAAGATTTGAAAGCTCTTGTGTAAATATAAGTGTTTCTGCCACCCTTGGTTGAGTAATTGTTCTAAAATACGATATTCTATCTAGTCCTATAATTATATCTATAGTACCAAAATCTACCGTTCCTAGAGTTAGAGTCTCAAAATTATTATTTTCGATAGGTATTGTTATATCTACAGAGCTAAATTGAGTTAGTATTGTGAAAAAATATCTATCGAATCCTGTAGTTATGGAAGTTTTACTAGTATCTAATATTGCATTATTATTAATTATATCCTGCCCAGACCCCCCACCTAAGTAAGTACTAGAATTTTCAATTTGAATTTCAATTTGGGCAGGTAGTATATTATTTGTAAAATTTCTTTCATATGTAGGCCGAACTTTAGTCTCTATTAGTACTCTACTCTGTAGAGGAGAGGGGCTAAAAAATTCTCTTGAAGACACGGCTACCCTTAAGTTTTGTAGCTCTGGGCTTTCTCCCATAGGTATAATTGGACGAAGTACTGTAAAATCTATACTGGTAGGCTCTCCAATATGAGTAGCTCGATGAGATATATCAATAGGCACAGGAATACTAGCTATTGGTAAGTAATCGTATTTAAGTTTGTTTGAGCCTAATTGATCTCCTAGCCAAGGTCCCTTTATCTCAAATTTAACAGGTTGTAGCATTATAACTTTTCCAAGATCTGGTTCCGGAGCTTTAGAGAGGTCATAATCGATGGCGGGAGTAGTAGGAAGATCTAACTGCCCGAATATCTCTATTCCTGCTTGCTGATTATCACTTAAAATATTAGTGTTTTGATCTTCATTATTTTCCCAGCTTCTAAGTATTTGCTGATACTGTCCTGTAGGCTCTGCTTCTGGGTCGAGCAATATATCAGAAGTATCCCAAGTATCCGCTATAGTTATTTTAAAGAAACTCATATAGAGATTCTGACACATTGCTTCACGATCTTCAACAAAAGGGCTTATATTCCAGGATAAATAAGTATCTTTATTATGATCATAGTTAGTTATTCCAGAATTTGCTGAACAGATCTGTTCCATAGTAGTCTTTAACTCAAGATTCTTAGAGAAAAAATAATGTAGTCCTGTTTGAAGGTCTAGAATATAGATAGTCTTAGCTATTTTAGAGTTTGTAACAGGAGGGAAAAAATCATCTATATCTGATACAGTCGCCTCATCAAAGACAGCCATATTATTAAAAGGATTATTACTATCCTCTATAGCCCTTATATCAGAAGTCTGTACTCCTGTACTTAGGAGGCATGCAGAGCTTTCTCTCTCAACCTGACCAGTATCTCTAACTCTTCGCCTTAGTTGAGCCCTCCCATCATGATTTAAATCTGGGAAAGATTGAGGCACATCCCCTAATCGAGGGATAGGAATTCCAGAAAACGTAGTAGACATACCTATGATAGCATCAAATGTAAAAGGATAATCTCCCTCGTGGGATGAGGTATTAGTAGTTTTCAAATGATCGAAAGCTACTCTAAGGTACCTACTCCTCATAGCAGCTCCCGGAATTTTTACCCCCATACCATGATCTTGAGGGTAAGTTGAAGTATTACCAATAAAAAGTACTCCATATTGTCCAGATTCCTCTGTATTAAAGCCGTACCCAGTACCAAGATATTGTCTCGAAGGCCTCGCCCCTGGATTCTGACGAGACATAGTGTATTCTAGTCCTCCTACAATACTACTAGGCCTAAGTAAGGGCTCTACTGCAAATTGAATATTATCATATAGAAGGGATACAGGACCATCCTGCCACGAATAATCTCCATTAGGATAAGTCGTACCAAAAATGTCTGCATTATTAGTCAATTCTACTATTCTATAATACTCTGTAGTAGTTCCTACTGCTGCACTTGGTACGTACCCTGAAGGCTGTGGATTTGCTGTTTGAGCCCACGTTGCGTCATAAGAAACAGATATATTTACACTTGAGGGAAATGATTGCGTAATATCAGGGGGTATCAATTCTCCATCCATAACCTGAATAGTTGTTAAACCTTGAATAGCTTCTGGGGACCCAAACTCTAAGACCGAGAAACTTACAAATCTAGTAGGATCCTTCTGTGTAATAATATCAGAGTACTGATTATTCCAAGCAGTATAAGATACATCTGCAAAAACATCTCTTACATTTACTAAAGACTCTCCTGACTTAAAAGCATAAGGAGAAAATACTCCGTGACGAGCATAGCCATAGCCAAGTGAGATAGTGTCGAACTCTACCTCAATTGGGGTCTGAGTACTTGCGGAACTAAGCACATTAATCTGAGCTTCAGTGGTGGAATAAGAATTAATAAATCTAATAGAACTTGCTCCAGTAACTACTTCTGTACTACTAAACTCTGTCTGAACTGACTCTCTCGCATCGGGACTTGGAACTACTAATATCGTAGTTTCCGTATTACTCCAAGTATTTGGGCGATCAAGAGCTGACGGAGCGTATTGCTCCGTCAGAATATCGATTTGAGTTATTACTTTAGAAGTAGCTACTGAAATAGTCATTTATTAAATATCCACACTTGCAGTAATGTTAGAGAATCCTGCACTATTAATAAATATATCAACATCGATAGGGTCAGATGCACTCGTGGTAACAGTAGTAATAGTAGTACCTCCAGTGAAAGTCATACCAGTTCCTTCAATTAGCAATTTAACATCTGTAGAAATTCTAGCCCCTTGTGCATTGTACGCACTAACTGCTACCGTACTCGCAATCTGTGCTCCTGCGTACGTGTAGCTAGTAGCAGCCGGAGTTACTGTTACAGTAAGAGGCAAACTAGGAGTTAGCAAGTGCAGTTCTGGATAATTTGTGCTACCTAAAGAAGTACTATCTTTAGTGTACCAAATTCTATCAGTACTGTCTCTACCAATACTGGTTATTTTATAGGATAAAGTATTTGCTGTTTCCCATCCAGTAGCTGAGTTAAAAGAAATAATTAAAAAACTATAATCGTCATTAAGACCTATAAGCGTTTCTTCATCGTTTAAAAATATATGCGACTGCCAAGGAAATGGTAATACCTTCTTACTATGAAATGTAAAGAGCCGAGGATCTGCAGCATCAATTTTCCAAGTTAATAGGGTTTTTATTGTATCATTAGTGGCATAATACCTAGGAGCATCAACCCAGATAAGCGTAATATATCTTTCCCCATTAAATTCAAATAAATGATGAGTAACGATAGAAGTGTTGTTATAAGAATTGTTCTCCCTAAACATCCCCGGATATAGACTATTGTTAATGACAGCATTCCAAGCATCAACACCGCTGGATTTACCAGTAAATCCTACAGATTGTCCTGCTCCTGCCTGCATTATAACATCAGTTTGTACAGTGAAGGAATCATCCGTAGTATCCCACGTCCATAGATCGGGGTGATAGTCACTATTATCGTCAATATAAACGGCGTACCAAAGTTTTGTGTTTCCTGTACCATCTCTAGGGTCAGTCATAGTTCTACTAGGTTTAGTAGGCACATGATATGGGCTGGAGTTAGCAAAGTTTCCTCCGGATGTAGTACCATCACTCGTTAAATCATTTACATCTAGTCCTCCGGCTGATCTGGCCGTCGCCGACATCGCAGAACCAGTTATCATGGTAGTCACGGTCTGCTGGTTCGTGCCCGTACACTTATATATGGTCGTCCGATAGGCGCTGCTCACGTTGCTGCCGGGGCTATAAGAGTTATAAACGTTCACAAATATAGGCTGAGCATCAACACTGCTTATTCCTAGGAAAGAAGTAGAGGTATAGTTAGTAAAAGCATAGCCTGAGGTGAGGTTTTGAACGCCTGGCCAGTTAATATTGTACCCTCTCATTATCCTATCGGTGTACCATTGATTAGTGGTATTATAGAACCTATATAGACCCCCTATCTCATTACCCGGACTGTGATAATATAACCAATAAGAAGAATTTCCCGGTCGAACGATGCTGGTCAGAGAGGGTTGATAACTCACGCCTCCGGAAAAAGCAATATCAGTTAAGTCTTGAGACTCAGATACTCCGAGACTCGTCAAGGTTACCGTGGCGCTCTCGGCCTCAGTGCCGGTCCAGGCGAAAACTGCATCAGAGGACCCATTATTCATAACAAATACGTCAGCTTTAGCTTTATAATTTCTATCCATAGACATCCAAAACTTATGCTGATGCAAATTTAGATAGGTCGTGGGGGTCGTGTTGGTATAATTATCAAAACCCACGTAGTCTTTTGATAGAGCCATCTGGTAGCCCGGCCTATTATAAGACTGCCTGTTACTACTTGCTATACCATTTGAATTAGAGGTGGTGGTTGCAAACTTTTTATTGTAGATAGGGCTTAGAGTAGAAAAGTCATGCTTATAATCAAATAAATATAAACCATCATTTGAAACTCGTGGGTCTTCTAGGATTACGAACGCGGCGCTTGATCCTTTATAATCATAAATTTTAGCCATTTTATTGTACCTCCTCTAATTCAGCATCTGGAAAAAGATCTAAAAAAATCTCTACTCCTTGCTCTTTTGATGTGATAGGATTCTTATAGGTTGCTCCTCTACGTGGATCGTACATAAATCCTTGCATCGAACCAAAAGGACAGGTATGCTCTTCGTGCTCTTCATCATCGGCCTCTGTTAAAGGACTAAAATGTATCTCCCATAAACCATCGGTTAAACTTACAGTTGCTAAATGGTCGTGAGTACAACGCTCTATAGCAGCACTGCCGTCCTCTAATATCTGTACTTGTCCATCTTCTCCTAGGACTGGTACAGGGTAACTTATAGTATAATTGCTCAAAATTGATCTCCTTATGAGTAAATGAACTTAATGGACAGGTTAGTACCTGGCCCAGATATTATGTCAACAGTTATTTCATCCGCAGGCCCCACTACAACTCCCGCAGTAAAAGCAGCTTCAATGAAGGGAGCCGCGGGGGGTATAACAAATTGCTGAACCTCAGCACCACTTCGCATCACAGAAAATATTAGAGAGGCACCAGAAGGTTGATCAACTTGTGCTCGTATCTCATGTAATGTTATCGTTTGTTGAGGTTGAAATAACTGTGTTCCAGTTAGTGGTCCTGTAAACTGTCCGGCTCTAACCAAGTAGAACGCATTGGTTCTCTTTAAGTTATACCATATAGTTCCTTCCCACACATATAAAACGCCTGTGTCTTGTGCAAAAGATAAATCCCCTAAGTTCCCTATTGCAGGAAAAGAGTTTCTAGTTGCATATACAACGGCAGGACTAGGAGTAGGCGTAGCTTCCCAAGTATCTGTGTTCCCGTTATATTTTAATACATCCCCATTATTGGGGGTTGTTGGTATTGAAACATTAGATAGGTCTTCTAATGTATCCACATTAGATGTACCTACTATTGCTAATTCAAATTTATTTGTTCCAGTATCGTATATTAATCCTTGACCTTGAGTAGCTCCTACAGCATTCACATCTGTTAAGTCTGTTAGTGCAGCCGCGAACTCTATAGTTGTAGGAACCCACTTATCTTGATCATTGTATACTAAGTACTGTCCTTCTGTAACTCCAGTCAAATCTACGTCTGTTAATTCTGATACGGCTGTTGCTACGGTTCCGGGCTCCCACTCACTACTTGTGGAATTATACTGCAGGAATTGATTATCAGTAACTCCCTCTAGATTTACATCGGTTAAGCCATCTAAACTAAACTCATTATCTACTGCGCTCCATTGATCTCCAATAGTATTGTATACTAGTATCTGACCTGTAGTTGGAGTAGATACACTGCTACCCATATTACTTAAAGAATCAAGAGCTCGTTCAGGTATACCCGCCTCCCACTTAGAGGTATTCTCATTCCAAATTAAAGTTTGAGATGCTGTAGGAGCTACAGTAGTATCTATATCTGATAGATTAGTAGTTGCTAAAGTCCCATTTGACCATATTCCTTCAGAGTATAATAAAAGATCGTTGTTTTCAATGTCAGCTAAACTAATATCTGTTAGACTGGGAAGAGACACATCTCCAGGAGACCAAGTACTAGTAACACTATTATACTGTAGGTATTGTCCATCTGTAGGAAATAATGTAAAAGTGTCTACATCTGTTAAATCTCCGATACCTGCAATAAGTGACGCAGTGCTATCAGAGTCAAGGTCAATATTACTAGTATTAGAACTTACTAAAAGCTCGGTTTCAGATACAGCTCGTCCTATCTTTCCGAAGCCTGTAGCTCCAGGGAATAAGGTTCCATCTACAGCTACGTAGTAATTAGCCCCGGGTATAAGCCCTGATAGTGCAGAAACAAAACCAGAACCTGTAATAATAGTAGTAGTATCTCCAGCTAAGTAAGCACCCTCTGAAATACCTACCCAATCTGCGGCCTTGCTAGAAATAGATATATCATTCAAATTATAAGTTATTGCCTGATATCCTGTAGAGTATACTAATCTAGTTTTAAAGAGGGATGCACAGCTGCCTACACTTGAAGTAGTCTCACTTGCTAGTAGAATTCTCGATGCGATATCAAAAACTCTGAAACCCTTATTAGACCCGTATGTTACAACTAAAGTTTTTTCATTCGCAGAAAGAGACTTCTGCCCATAATCTAAGTAAGCAGACCCAGAAGTATATAAAAGTGTGCCATCCAGCAGGCTATGAATGTACAGGTAGCCTGAATAAGTACTAGCTACAATTAAGTAATTACTATTTATCGCGATAGTATCTGCATTGTAATGAGGTACTTCTATAGTACTTACTAAATCATAGGCATAATCATATATATAAGCAGTTGCAGAATTAAGCCCGTCCTGTAAGACATCATATATGAGAATTTTACTACCGTCATCAAGCATAGCTACTTGTGTGCCAAAACTTCTAGAATTTACGGCAGAGGAATTAGGATGTTCAAAAGTATGTACTAGGTTTCCTGTATACGCATTAAATAAGAACGCCCTACCTAGAGATGCATTACTAATAGGATCTCTATAGTTTTTGTCCCCCACTAAAAGGAAGTTTCCTTGAAAATCTATAGACTTTTGATGGTAGCCAAAGCCATTTGAAGTAGTTCTAGAGGGATCGGGGTGCTCAATTGATCTTAAGTACTCTCCAGTAGTACCTTTATAAATATGAACCTTACCCTTGCCATTAGCATAAGGATTTTCAGCTGCTATAATAGCTACTAAGTCCCCGTTTGTGGCAACAGTATTACCAAACTGCTGGTAGGTATAGCTAGTAGGAGGATATAGTACCTGTAACAATTCTCCGGAACTAGCACTATATACAAATGCTTTTCCTGTATTTGTAATTCCTGGTAGGTCAAATTCAGGATTACCTGCTACTATTAAATCTTCATATATATCAATTGATCTACCGTAGCCTGAGAGAGAAATATCCTGAAAGAAGTCATTTTCGAATACTGCAGTCCCTGTTATTTCCTCCGTACCCCGTATTTGAGCTACTTTAGAGTTATTAGTTATATAGACGGGCTCGCCCGCAGCAATAGAGCCTTCAGCCTCTATATTTATAAAGTTTCCGAAAACATTTCTAGCTACTGTCCACTCAAGCGCTTCACCGTCCCATTCAAGAATATCTCTATCAGTTTTAAATACATTTGTATTTACATCAGTTAATTCATCGAGAGTTGATACTTGGGAAAAAGTTTCAGGCACCCACTGTGAGCCGTTCCAAGAAAGACTTTGCCCAACAGCTACATTAGAAATACTAACATCATTTAAGTCATTAAAAGCAAAAACATTAGAGTACCCAATATCGGTAGCTTTCCATTTTCCACTCAAAGACTCAAATACCAAAGCTTGGGTATCTTCTGGAGGTGTATCAATCAAAGATACATCATCTAATTCAGTTATACTAGTTATAGTAGATACGAACTTACCTTCCCAGAATTGACCATTCCATGTTAAAGCATGGGAGGGGGTAAGACCACTAGAAAAATCTACGTCGCTAAGGTCTGGCATAGTAGCTACGCCAGAAATACTGCCGAGTATTAATAGTTGTTGACTATTTGTTGCAATACCTACTAAGCCATAATCAGTTGTATTTGTCGTTAGTGTACCGTCAAAGTTCGCGTAGTAATAGGTAGCAGGAACTAATCCTGAGTATACGAATGGAGTAAGCCCCCCAAGAATAACAACTTCCCCAGTCTCTCCTTGAGTCATAGTACCCGCTGCGATACCTATCCACTCACCTGCATCAGAACTAATAGCAGATTCACTTACATCGAATAGATGTACAGCTCCACGATCAATTGCAGGATTTTGCTGACTACCAGCGCTGAGATCACTATAAGGAGCGCCTGCTATAGCTTTTCCTGCGGGGGTTATAGCAACAGCCGTTCCCATTCTTTCTCCGGAAGGAGATACATTGTATCCAGGGTTATCAAAACCTCCATAATAAACAGGGGGAGCAGCATTAGAGTATACATGAATTTTTCCGGAATCAGGATAACCCTCTTTGCCAGTTTCTGAGCCTATTACTATCTGGTACTCCCCAATAGCTACGGAAACGCCAAACCTATCACCTATTGCTTCTGGGCTTTGAATAGTATGTAGTAGGGCCCCTGTAGTAGCTGAAAAGATATAAACTATGCCTTGATTTGCATTGTATCCAGGTGCTCCGACTATTATTTTTTCTGGCCAGTAAGCTAGTACTGTTCCGAAGCCTTCTGAATCAATATTAGGATTTACTAAAGTTGCGATACTAGCAGTAGTTACACGATTTCTTATATAGATTCTACCAGTACTTAGAGTACCTCCGGTGTCCTCGGAGGGAGCAGAAATAATTACGGACGAAGGCGTGATACTAACTACAGAACCGAAAGCATCTCCAGCGGGGGTACCCTCATCGTTAGAATTTTCAAATATTTTACTAGGAGGAATAATTGGCCATTCCTCCTCTTCTACGTCATATGAGTAACCATCAAGGTCATTAAAATCATATAAATAGGCTCTTCCCGTATTAAAGCTAGTAGGGCTATCGTAGCCTGGTGATCCGATTAAAATGGCAGTGTCATCTATAGATACAGACGCTCCGAAGTTGTCATTTGCATTTTGATTAAAAGGGCAGGGTATTATGTATACTAAACTACCAGTAGATATTCTAAAAACATATACTATGCCTGTCTGCACGGCTCCATTTATTGTTCCCTTAGGCGCACCTACTGCTAGGTAATCTCCGTAAATACTTATAGACTCTCCAAAGTATTGATTGGAAACATTTGCAATAACTTGGTAGCCCTCACGCGGGGGATAGAAAGTTCTAACAGGAGCGTCAGTAACTGCATCATATACAGTTACAACTCCGAAGTAACTTCCAACACCCTGTGCTGAGGCTCCTGGAGCAGAGACTGCGTAATAATCACCCTGATGTGTAATAACTGAGCCAAATAACGCATAGTTACTTGGTACAGATGCAGGTATACTTGCAAGGAATGCGCCAATAGATATTTCTACATTTTTAAATTGTCCTGTATTTCCATATAGTACTATGCTTCCTTCAGTTATATTTTCGGAAGCTACTCCTGTAATTCTCTGTCCTTCGGGTAAATCTGTTGGTCTCCATGTTGCCCCATCGAATTGTAGTACTTGATCTTCTAAAGGTGGGATAGTATCTAAGTCTACGTCTGTTAAATCATTTATTATAGCTACATTACTAGACCCCGTAGCTGCATTAACCCATGACTGGGCTACTCCATTCCAAGTTAGAACTTGCCCTGACTGAAGTAAATTAGGTACTGGTAAAAATACATCATCCAGCTCTCCAATATTTGAGACCCCGCCAGAAACTGCGCCTGTTACCCAGCCTGAACCATTCCAAACTAATCCATCTCCAACTTGTGGGGTAACACTTGTTACGTCGTTTAAATCATTAAGTACATTTACTTGATCAGCAGTATTAGACTCTACGTCACCTGTTATAAGTAGTGTATTTGGACTAAGCGCCTTTCCTATAATTCCATAAGGAGAAAGTGTGAGGGTATATCCTCCGTCTACTTGCAAATAATAATTACTGCCTGCTTCCAGCCCAAATAAATTTTTTGCTACTCCTCCGAATAGCGTAACGTTCCCAACCTCTCCATCAGCAATATCTTCAAACGCTATACCTATCCATGCGTCAGCATTGGTGGTAATTTGAGAATCAAAAGTTACAACAGCGCCAGAATTAAAATCACTACTAATTGTATTTCTAACATAGGGAGTACCTACATGATATAAGTCATTAAAGCCCTGACCTCCAATAGCTACTGAGTAACCGAACTGCTCATTAGTAGAGTCCCCATATATATTAGGATTAGAGAAGATAGCTTCTAATTGACCTGAAGTAGCATCCAGTAAATAAGCTTTACCAGCATTAGTATACTTCCCGCCAACATAGCCCTGCTCTTCATAAGTTGCTCCAGCTAAGAGCTTGCCCTCTTTCATATCTACGGACCAACCAAATCGATCTCCGGTTGTAGGGTTATTATAACTATTAGGATTAGTAATTACAGTTCGGAAATCTAGTGTATTCAGATCCCATATAAATACTCTGCCCTGGTCGTACCCCTCAGGGTAATCTGTATCCGAATCATAAGATCCTATAGCTAAAAGATTTGGATAAACTTGATCCCACTTTAAAGCACTTGCGAAATTATAACTAAAGCCGCCACCTAATCCAGGATTTGCTATATAGGCTACTTGTACAGGATCGATTTCCTCGTTAGAAATATCAAATATATATACGCCACCCTTGGTAGAACTTGGCCCTTCGTTCTTGCTAGCAACTGCAAGGTATTGTCCAGTACTATTTAAAGCTACTTTCGTACCAAACTGGTCATTATATGAGCCGCCGGTCTCATTAGGATTTGTTATAATATGAGGAAATTGGGCCTCGCCAACAGCAGGAGACGGATTAACTATGTATACTACTCCGCTATTGATAGCTATGTTACCAGAATCAAAGGGAGCTCCGACTGCTAATCTTTCACCTCCAAGAGATATTGAATGTCCAAATTGACTGTTATTGGGGCTATAAGACTGTACGGACCCAAATGTTGCTAGGCCGGGGTGTACTATTTGGCTAGTTATAGCATTAGTAGTACGATTATAAAGATATACTGCTCCAGTTTGGTAGTTTAGTCCTGAATCTTCGAAAGGCGCACTAATCGCAAATAAATTACCATGTATTGCTAAGCTAAATCCAAATCTATCATTTGCTGGGGAGGAGTTTATATTATTATTATTAATAGTTGCTTCTAGAAATCCAAGCGCATCATATACATATACTTTACCCGAGTCGATCTCGCCTGTCTCATCTTCTCTATCCGCCGATACGAGCAGCTTATCAGTACTTGCTGCAAGACTATAGGCAAAAAAGTCATTTGAAGCAGTACCAAAAGGAGTTGGATTTTCTTTGTACCAGGCAGGCTGAAAAGGAGACTGGCCTGTTCTACTAACAGAGCCATTCAAATTGATAGAAACTACCTCTCCCTGTAGAATGTCTCCTTCGGCTATAAAGTCTTCAATGCCTCCTGAGTGCCCGTTTCTAGGATACCATCTATTAATGGAGGAATCCCAGGTAAGTACTTGTAACTCTTTAGGAGGGTAAGAAATAACATTGACATCTACTAAATCGCCAATGAAAGCTGCGACAGCATCCCCTGTAGGTCCAGGAACCCAGTTACTGCCATCCCAAAATAAGCTTTCGCCAGCCTCAGGTACATTTCCTCCCGTAGTTGTATCTACATCTCCTAAAGAGCCTAAACTGATTGTATCAAGACTGGGAGACCCCGGTCTAAAGACGGAATCAATAGCATTCCATACTAGTGTTTCACCCTCTAAGGGATTATTACCAAGACTCGTAATGTCTACCTCATCTAAACCGCTTAAACTTGTTACTGTAATGTTGGCAATGAGTTGAGGTTCCCACTTACTTGTAATAGAGTTATAAGCTATTACATCAGCCTCAGTTGGAGCCTGGGTTTGTAAATCTACATCTGTTAAATCATCAAGTGAAGCAACCCTAGATACCGCCCCTGGAATCCATTTATCCTCCTCAAGATTATAAACTAAAACATCGTTACTTACTGGCGTAATCTCTTGTAAGTCTACATCTGTTAAATCATCAAGTATAAATACATTTGAAGTTCCAGTCTGTTGAGGTATCCATTTATCTAAAATAAAACTATAGACTAAAGAGTCTCCGTGCTCTAACCCCGCAGTATTAACATCACTTAACTCATTAAGAACAAAAGATCCTTGAGGAATATAATTCGCAAGAGCCCAATGAGTTCCAGTCCATTGTATACTTTGACCAGGAGTAGGGGAGGCTACAGAAGTATCCGATAGCCCACCAAACGTAGTAATATTACTATATCCAATTGTTTTTGGAGACCATCTATTATTTGCACTATCCCACACCAATCCTTGGTTATTAGCCGGAGGCTTAGAAACAGTATCCACATCTCGAATATCGTTTAAGTAGCTTACACCGGTCTCAGCGCTTACTACGTTACCTGTAATTAAAAGCTCAGTTTCTGCGGTAGCTTTACCCAAAACTCCGTAATCTGTTTCGGTAAGAGTTAAAAAGCCTCTACCATCTAAATAATAGTTTTTATTAGTTTCCAGCCCTGATACAAATTTATTAACAGAACCTACTGTTGTAACAAGTACATCTTTATTATCTGCTACTAGTCTATCTTCTTCTACTATACCTACCCAATTGTCTGCATTACTAGTTAAGAATGAAGAACTTGAAAAAGTATGAATTTCTCCTACCCCTGCAATAGTTAAGCGAGGAGCTCCAATAATAGTATAGTCATTAGTTACTGCAAGACTGTAGCCCCAATTAATATTAGTGTCTGTAGGATTTTTAAACTCATTTAAGAATCTCCCAGTGTTTACATCAAATATGTAAACAGTACCCCAGCTAGTGCCTATGGTTCTTTCATCAGTAGCTGATGCTATTATATAGTCGTTAGATATAGCTACTGTATTACCGAACTTATCTGCTCCTCCTGATATATTCCTATCTGGATTTGTTATAGTGTAGTTAAAGTCTCCGGTAACAAGGTTATATACAAATATTTTACCCCCTTCTGAATTAGGGGCTCCTACAACTAGCCTACCGCTAGTTGATATACCCATCGAATTACCAAAGTTCCCTTCAAAGTTATTCGGGCTGGTTAAGGTATAGAGTAATCCGGCTGTAGCTGCTTGGTATACTCTGACTTCATTATTTAAGGGATGGCCTATAGCTATGTAGCCAGAAGCACCTACAGCTACAGACTGGCCCCATCCTGTAATAGAAGGAGTAGGGCTTTGAATAGAGTGTAGTAGGTTGCCTGTTGCAGGATTGAATATATAAACAACCCCCGTATTATTATCAGATAAATTTATAGGCTCTTCAGTTATAGCTGAGACAACAATATAATCGTTGGTAATTTGTACTCTATTACCAAATTGGTCATCTAGAGTGGACGTAGATAGATTAGGATTTTCAATAGTTTCTGATAATGTAAATCCAGGTAAATCATATATGTAAATTCGTCCAGCATTGCTATTATAGCCAGGAGCACCTACTACAAAGAAATTGTCTGAGATAGATACTGATTCACCAAATTTTGTTGCAAGCCCTGGAGTTGGATTAGTAATGACCTGTAACAGTGAATTAGTAGAAGTATCGTATATTTCAATTTTACCCCCAGTAGTTGAGTTTTCAAACCCGGGAGCTCCAACAATATAGTAGTTATCTGAAACGTATACCGATTTTCCATAGTAGTCAGAAGCTGAAGAAGGAGTAGCTGTTGTGGTAAATAAGACTGATTCAGAACTAGAAACTTCTCCTACTTTCTCTACCTTTCCATCTGACCGAAGAGCAACTAAATCTCCTAGAACTAAGTCTTCGTGAGGTACATAGTGTGCCAAGCCTTGGCGCTCTGTAGGTCTCCACTGTCCTGTAGGCTCATCGTACTCTAAAGTATTTCTGCTCTGTGGAAGAACGGTTTGAAGGTCTACATCGCTTAAGACAGTTAGACCGATATCAATTACTGCCCCTTCTACGCTTCTAGTAATCCACATCTGTGTTTCTGGATCCCAGGATATAAAGTCCGCAGTATACGGATTTTCGAGGTTAACATCGTCTAGATTTTCTAGTTTAAGCCCAATTCCATAACCGTCATCATTATTAAATCGAGTTGTTATAAAACCACTACCGGTCCATTTTACAAATCTTGAAGTATTTGCTGTTCCAATAGGAACATCCGTAAAACCTCCAACAGGAAATTGATCTAACTCAAATACATTTAAGGCATTAAGATCTTCTAAGGCTCTTGGTATTTCAGCACTGTTCCAGCTACTACCGCTCCAAATCAGAGCATCTAATGTAGATGGGCTAGCGGCATTAACATTTAATAAATCGCCAATCTCATCGGGAAAATTCTGAGCAGTCCACGCCGAACCATTATAAACAAGACCCTGGCCTGAAGTAGCGCTGAGTACACTAACATTAGAAAGATCTGTAAGTTCTAAAGTGTTTACACTCTTGATAGTCTCAACTATATCTTTTTGTATCCACTGTCCGTTATTGCCTGCTAGTACCGAATTTTCTGCGACAGTACTATAATCAAAATCTTGTAAATCGTCAGCAGTCCAGGAGGGGGTTATGTTCTCCATTCGAATACCAAACTCTACATTATCTACATATCGAAGAATTTGACCTGTATCACGATTGTCTATACGAACATCAGTTAGTGAATCAAGGGAAGTTGCAAGTTGAAGATCTTTAGTTGTCCATTTTTCAAGTTCTGCATCCCATACTAAAAGCTCTCCATCTCGAAGCAATCCTGGTTCAATAGCTGTATCTTTTAATTCATCTAAGCGAATATTTACTTCTATCGCTTTATCTACGCTTTCTCCGAAAGTGACAAAATCCCCGTGCTCTAAAACATCAATATTCTTGTTTACAGTAACATACAAAAGATTAATATCTATGCTTGTAACTTTAGGCGCATCAATAAGTCTTGGTGAGATTACATAATCACCAATTTTTACTTCGTCATCAATTTCGGACTGAACTCTTATAAGGGTCCCATTTGTTTGCCCCTTCGAGGCTTGATTTTCAAAGTATACTTCCTGTCCTACAGATAAAAGCTCTGCGGCGCGAGTGGGATTGGTAATATTAACAGAGTCAGTACTGCCGCCGTCAACCCCGTATATATAGACATACTCAACCTCACCAAGCTCATCGTATGCTATAATATTCATACCCGAGTCGACTAAGGGAAGACGATCCTCTGTGAAATTTATTGTTACTCCGCCAGCACTAAAAGAAGCAATAGTCATAGGGCCTATGGGACCCGCGTCTTGGTCATCAAGAACTAAAGTGCCCTCCCCTCCTGTGGTCTTTACAGGTATAACTATATTAAAAGTTATTACTTCTCCGGGGATTACTTGAATTGGGTAGGATACTGTTAAACTTAAGCGATCTGCTGAAATACCCGTAATAACAGGATATTCTGTAATGCTTGATACGTATACTGCAACGCCCGGTACCACGCCTTCGGGAAGAGCAGGTTGTGTAAGAATAGTATCATATTCTCCTGGAGACATAGTAGGAGATACTACTATTCCCTCTGTACCCGCTACGTTTTGAATAACAGGAGGGGTACCAAAAGCACAAACAGCTCCTTGAGGGATTGACACTGAGCGGGAAACCGTAACAGATAGGCGATCTTCAGCAATTGATAGTATAATTGGAAAAGGTTTCGGTAGTAAGGCAACGTTATCTACAATGTCACCTGGATGAACATTTCCTGAAATTACGTCGGTAAACCCAATTATTGTACTATTACTATAAGTTTGATCAACAATACCTTGCCCTGTCAAGATTGCGTCGTCTATACTATCTCCCTCTTCAAGAGGAGGAATTACAATAGTATCGCCATCTTCTGTTTCAACAGTTCCCTCACTACTTCCTCCACCAGGAAGAGGCCCTACGGGGGAGCCCTCATTATTGCCACCACCACTACCGCCTCCGGAAACAGTACCAGGTACCCATTTCGCCGCCTCGCTATTCCATACTAGTGCCTGACCATTTATTGGAGCAGTAGCTGTTGTATCTACGTCGGAAAGACTGTTTAAGTTTCCTGCAATTGAAATAAAACTATTTACCCACTTTTGAGTGGTTCCGTTCCATACCAGTGCCTGACCTGTTATAGGGCTGGCCCCTATAACTGTATCTGGGAGCGCGGAGATTGGAGGTATTGAGGGCGCATTTGGTACCCATTTTTGACCCTGCCACTGCAAAAAATGGCCTGTGGATCTAGGGTACGATTGATCATCCATATCAACATCTAAAAGGTCTTCTAGTTTAGAGGTTAATTCGAGGGACTGAGACAACCATTGTCCGGCTTCGCTTGAATAAGTAAGCACATGTCTATCTTGCGGAATTAGGATATTAACGTCATTCAGCTCATTAATGCTTACGCCGATTTCGGCAATAATATCATTAATAAGTTTTGGAACCCATTCTGTATTAAAGTCGTCCCATGCAAATAAATGAGAGTTTGGAATACCCGTATTGTAATTAGTAAAAGTATCTACATCAGAAAGATTATTAATTTCTCCCTGTACCTCTGCGTAGGCTGGAACCCAATTTTGTTTATTAGTATTCCACTGCAAAAATTGTTGAGACTGAGGAGCTACAGATTTTGTGTCTACGTCTTCAAGCTCATTTAAGCTTTTGGGTACACCACTAACATCTGGGTTTGGCTCAATATCTCCAGTAACTAATACTTTATTACCTGCAACAGCTATTCCTATAGCACCACTGCCCACATCACTAGTACGTAGAGCCCCTCTATATATACGAGAGTTATCAATATAAATTTTGGTTCCTGGTACTAGTACTCCCCCAATACCTCCTGCAAAAGAGGTTGCCTCGGAGGTTCCACCAAGAATAGTAATTTGTCCAGTATTCCACTCAGGAAAGCCACTCTGCGGGTTAATAGGAGAGCTAAAACTTTCGTCTGCTATGCCGAACCAATCTCTAATATTAGTTATAGGATTAGTACCAAAAGTAATAGCTTTAATACCGCCTGGCTGAGTTAGAGGAATAAGCATACGGCTTTCCTCTTTATTAGTTAGCAATACAGGCCATAGTTGGTCTGTAATCAAAAATTCAACGTTAGAGTCATCAGAAGCTTTAATTGCGTCGTCCGTATCTACAATAGGGTAGCCACCGAATTCGGAGAAAGTAAGAAGCGTAGAATGTAAAGATACATTCCCGAGTTGGTCTTCTCTTCCCCATACAATAGTAGCACCTCGGGTGTCTTGAGACCCTATAATTGCTGGATCTATATTACTCATCTTATAAGGAGTTTCTACAGAATCCTGGCCATTTTCAAAGGGATAGTGAGTGTATTGCGCGCCTGTATAGTTTGTGTTAGTAGTACCATTATTTGAGTTAGTAAATCGAGTTATCCATCCTTGAGCAGGTACAGTATTTGTTCTTCTATAGGCTACCCAACATTCTGAACCACCCTTCATGAGAGTGACAAATGGGGTAGTCATATTATCCCAAATACCGCGCGGAGTTCTAAAAGTGAGGAACAAGCCACTGACGATAGTGACAAAAGACCACCCAGTACCAAGCTCGTCAATAAATACACTTACATGACGATTTCCGATACTATTGTAAACAGTATGAATCTGATATACTTCTTTTGTCGTAAATGGAATAGGCGGCTGAAAAAGCAGGTCTAAGCCATCGAGTTCTGCCAATCTTCCCACACCAGTACCAAGACTCTCTTGGTCCGCATAATGAAAGACAACATTTCCACTCGCTGTATCACAAGATACTGAATGAGTACCAATAGGGGAAGATAAGGAAAAGTCAATTGGAAACTCAGACATAGTTACTGAGAAGCCTGCGAGAGTAATTACTCTTGCATACCCTATATTCGTAATTGAGTCTCTCCATGCAAATACTGTTCGTGTAGTTGCAATATCGTAAGAGACTGAAAATTCTCCACCAATGTTTTCACCAAAGTAGTGTATAGTAGGGTCGAGAGTTATTTCTATGCCTTGGTCATCTAATTCCCCTACTCGAAACTCTCCGTCTCCTGTAGTATCATTGATGTACGCAATAATATACTTTTCTTGGGCTGTGCACCATATTGAGTGAGATTGAGAGCCTACTGCGGCTCCGAGACTTATACTCTGCCCAAATTCAGGATCAGCATATTGAATTGGAAAAGCTACAGTTTTACTAGTATCCTGAAGTCCGATGGTAACAGCACGACCTGCACTAATAGTTTCTCCAGCCGCAGCATAGACTTCCATTTTTCCTACAGTAGATGGAGTTCCTGCTACCCAAGTGCCAGCATCATAAATTAAGCTTTCACCATCAACAGGAGGATTAGTTGTAAGATCTACATCTTGTAAACCATCAAGGTTTAAAATTGGAGTTGCTGGTACCCATTCAGAGCCATTAAACGAAAGAAGATCGTTTGTAATGGGAGGAGTAGTTGTAAGGTCTACATCTGTAAGGCCTGCAAGGTAAATATTACTAAGTGCGCCTGTAGTGACAGTCGTCCACATCTCGCTATCAGCATCGTAAGCAAGAATCTGACCGTCAGAAACGGAAGATACGTCCACATCTTGAAGAAAAGACATGGTAGGAACTGTAGGGATATACTCACCTAAGCCATCGTAAACTAATACGCCTGTATATGTTCCAGACGCAGAAACGTCTGTGAGGTCGCTGGTAGAATAAGGATTTGCTGCATGATATGCGGCAATGTATGAAGTGATCGCAAATTCAGTAGGAACTACCTGCTCAGGAGTTTGAGAGGATAGAGTAACATCATTTGTAAAGGCGATTACATCTAGAACTCCATCTGTAAGAGTTCCAAAAGTGAGTGTACCAAACTGAGCGTCATCGTTAGCTTCATACTTATTTGCATTTAAATAAGTAAAGTTTTCATCGAGCTCATCAAAAGTAAGTTCAGTACCTTTTACAAGGCGGAGGGTTAAAGCCATTTTCTATCCAGTAATTACTAATGCTGCTATTCCAGCGGTAATCAATCCTGTCACAGCGATCCATAATAATTTAGTAATGCTCTGCAGAATGCGGTCATGAGAATCAAGGTCTCGTGAAGTGACCGATTGCATAATTTCTAAGTCGGTAAGTCGTGATTCAATTTTGTCTCTTGAACTTCCGAGGTCTGAAATTTGCTCTTCTATCCTTGCTAAAGCAACTACAAGCTCTGTGAGCTTATCAATTTTATTCTCTATGCGGTCTATACGGTTATTCTGTAGTTCCAGCTCCATTTAATAGTTTTTCCATCAACTTGCCGTAGTTGCCTTGCCCAAAAGGGATTCCTTCATTTATCTGAACATTGGTTTGACTACGAATAGCCGTTGATTGAGCTTTCTCAAGCTCCGCGAGTGCTTTAATCTCGTCCATTCTCATTTTATGTGCCATCATCATAAGATCCGCAAGGTCTTTTGATGTGTACATTCCACTTTCTTGAGCTTCTTCAAGCTTTGCACTAATAATTTCATCAAGTACTGAGGCTATATTCCCTCTGTTTCGATACCCCATGTCTAGATATACAGTATCAACGTATTTTTTTACTTCTCGAGTATTTAAAATTTCTACAATTCGTGACTCTGGTACCGACATATACGCACATACGTCTTTAATGTTACCGTATTGTAGGTAACAATTAGCTACTTCAACTCCTTCAGGAGATATTGTGGAAACTTCTTTTGACATGACATAAATTATACAGTAGGAGATATCCGTTGTCAAGAAATATTTTTAAGATGGTGGAGGCCCGAAGGCCCCCAGACCAATTAGAAGTTGTAAGAGAGTTCTACAACGTGTGTTTCTTCCGCTACACCAGTATCAAACTTGTATCCGAGGGAGAAGTGCTCAAATGAACGTGCAATTCCTACACCGGAATGGTCAGTACCTGCGAAGGCAGTAACATCGAAGTCCGCAATTTTTCTAGAAACGCTTCCCACGTAGTATTCAGCCTGTGTTTCCAGGTCATGATAGACGTATGCAGAAAACATACCATAACTTGCGCCAAAGTAGAGCTCCTGTGCTTCGTCGCTCAACTCTACCGCGTCACCGTAGTAGTCATACTGTAGGTATCCAAAGTCAACCGACAGGGAATCCGTAAGTTTGGGGGCGAAACCAACGAGGTAGTTTGCCTCCGTAGAAGCTTCAACACCTTTCAAGGTTGACGCCCAGAAAGTTCCATACAATCCGGCATCACTTTTCGCTGTAAGAGAGACTTGGAGCGCGGGGTCTTCCTCCGTTTGCGTTACTCCTCGAAAAACATATTGTGAACTTAAACCAATGCTTCCAGAAACTTCAGCAAGTGCTTCGCCTCCGAAAATCAACAGTCCCATAATTAAATACTTCATTAACTTCTCCTTTTTTACTTTCTCGAGAAATTCATAGTTTCTCCATTATTATTAAAAAATAGTATATAATAAAATTTTTCGAAAGTCAAGAACAATTTTTCCAATCTTCCGAAGTCTCTTTCCCTCTTCCAGATAGTTTTTTCTCGTTTTTTCGAAATTGGTTAATTTTTTCCAGGGGACTTTCAAAAAATACGAAAAAACGCACCCGTATCAGCTTTTTCGATTTCGATTTTTTGGATTTCTCTTTGTGGTTTACGTGAGGATGGGCGCGAGCGCGACCATTATCACTGGGTCTTATAACCGCCCCCGCCTACTATCATTCACAATGATGTAGCAAAAAGTTGGCACGGTCTATGCATAGAGGGGGCGCACCACAATGGTGCAACGACGCACCATAATAGGGCGGCCCTAACCTGTTGATATTGTTAGAGTTTTTCTAAATTACTATCATATTGATTGAAATCGTGCTCCATTATGGTGCAGCCACACCCCTAAAATAAGGCTCTATCCTGGGCAGGCGCGCGTAACCTATTGATTTATAAGGGAAAGCAAAAGTTGGCACGACTCCTGCATATATATAGATAGAAAGAAAAATTAAAGGATATAAAATCATGACAAAATATACACTCTGGAGTGAGGTACAACGCGCTGATTTCTTGCCAGAAGACGGCAAGAGCTATCGCAAAATCGGGCAATATGTTGTTGCCTGTTCATTCGATGCTAT